TGGCAATTTCACAGATGAGCAAGGTGAGAGCCTGTTCAACCTGCAAGGCCCAATCAACCTTCGTGGACAGCGTGTAAAGAACGTGCAGGTGAGTGAAGAACCTTTCTCTGCCGTACCGTTGTCCAAGATTCAAGAACTACTGAACAACTAAGGAGATACACATGGCCTTGCTATTCATGGATGGATTTGACCATTACGGACCCGGTGACACAGGACGGGATAACATGCTAAACGGCGTGTGGGCGCAGATGAGTAGTGCCACAATAGATAACTCCAAAGCAAGGACTGGCATCAGGAGTTTGCTGACCACGGGTTCTGGTACAGGTGACGGCGCACGTCGTGTCCTCCCCGGCGCTACAAAGTCAATTCTTGGTTGGGGCTATGCGTTGTGGATGGACGGACTGCCTACGACGCCAAACTCACAGACTATCATGTCTGTGCGAAATAACATTAACGAGGCCCTTCTTTCTATTGGAATGGACACAACTGGCCGCATTACTGTTCATCAAGGAGATATTGACGAAAACAGCATATTTACGACTGACGAGCCGCTGATTTTGACACAAACTTGGAACCATTTGGAAGCTAAGTTTGATATTTCTGGAAGTATTGAACTTCGGTTAAATGGTGTAACTGTAATAAACCTCACTGGAATCACTTACAATAGTTCAGGAGGCATTGCACAGATCATGTTAGGCCCCAGGTTCTTCGTTTTTGGAGGTGGAGAAAGACCTATGTGGGCAGATGATATGTTCGCTTGGGATACGAGTGGTAGCCTGAACAACGATTGGCTGGGAGATAGGCGGGTTTTGACAATCTTCCCAAATGCCAACGACCCATCATTTGCAGACTATACTTCCACAGGTGGTGATGGGTTTGATACTATTGCCGAAGAAGACCCGAACGATGACACCAGCTTCATTGATTTTGATCCGAACGTTGGTGACGCCGGTCAGTTTGATCTTGAAGATGTGCCCGAAAGCCTCAGTTCGATTGCTGGTGTTCAAACCTATACGAGAATGAAGAAACTGGAAAGCGGTGAAGCCAATATTCAGGTATCTCTTGAGAATCAAGGCTCCTTGGCTAACGGTGTTGATCGGCCAATAACCACTTCTTATGCCTATTGGCAGGACATGTTTGAAATTAACCCTCGTCTTGGCGTGCCTTGGACGCCTGTCGAGTTCAACGCTGCCAAGGTAAGATTCACTAGGACTGCCTAATGGCTAGTGCTCTTTTTACATTCGACCTACCCGACTTTTCTACACCAATTGATGCGGGGTTTGAAGAGGTTTGGAACACCCCAGAAGATTCTGGTATCTTCAACAATCGGTATGTCCATGCAACAACCAGCAATGCAAGATACTTCGCTCGGGCGATGGGACAAGATCGGACAACCAATCAACCAACTTGGTTAAAAACCGAAACCTTTCCGGGGTCTCAAGACGGTCTACAATTCTCATCGGCTGTGGTTGGATACTCGCCAGAGACATTCAAAGGGTATGGTTTCCAGCTGATTGCTCAAAATAACGGTACCCATAGGCTCCAAATTGTAATATTACGTACCTCACTCGATGCGGATACCTTGGTTCAAAGCACAAACAAAGAGCTTATAATACCCCAAGGTGGCTCTGTTTTTATTAAAGCATTTCTCGACGGCTCGGGGGGGCTTTTTGGAAAATTCTGGTTGCCCGGTACGACAGAGCCTTCTGGCTGGGATATAACAACTGTTGACACAACCTATAACAGCGGTAGTGTAGGCTTATACTCTCGCACCCGAACGGAAACAACGAGCATCTCGGAAGCCGATTCTCGTTCTTGGAAAAATTTCATCGTTGCTGATACAGAGTCTGAGGTAGACGACCCCTCCCCCGTACCAACCGGGGCGGTTCGTGTAACCCAGTCCTCGACCGTGGCTCTCAGCGAAGCCGCATCAAACTCCCGAATAACTCAGGAGTCAACTCTCGCCCTGACGGATAGGCACTTCCCTTTGCGGATTACGCAAGAGGCTGTACTCCTTCTTCTTGGTGAGCAAGAGCCCGCGACTAAGTTTAACTTCGAGCTTCTTCAAGACTGCCCCTTGTTATCATTAGATGACATCAACAAGTTCTTTGAGCTTGTTGCCCTAGATGTCAACGACCGTGTGAACCGAGAAAACCCGCTGCCTTTGCTAGATGCTCTTAGGTCCAACTTTGCTTTGTGGACAAATGCCGGAGAGGCTGTAGATAGCGCTGACGCTGTAACTCTAGGCCAATTGAAGAAGCTCATTGCGGAGAAGAACAGTGGCGTTTGAACGAATCGTTGTTGATAAGTCCAATCTTGAATGGGCAATTCGGGAGAACTTCCGTAGGCTCTTTGAAGAGCTAGAGAACTTGGTGAGTGAAACTGGGGTCAATAACCTGAACGGTTTTGACTGTGGCAACCGTCCGTTGCTTGACATTGCGAATGCCGAGCACGACAACGACCTCGTAAACCTTCAGCAAGCTCAATACCTAATTGCCAAGGATGTCGTATGAACCTAGACCCTAATGCACCTCCCTGCCCTTACACCGTAGAAGACTACATCAACTGGCCATACCAACCACGAGAAGGTTTTCAGGCAGAAGGCAACGGCAAGTATTTGACCAAGAGCCTGTTCCTTGAGCGTGCCAAAGACGACATGCAGCACCTTGCTCGTTACGTTCTCCGAGAGCATGAAGTTTGGGTTCCTACCGAGCAACGCTGGGTTCCTTCGGCTTGGCTCATCTACATCTACTCTAGCAACGAGTATGACGCTATGCGGAAGCTGGTTGGCAACCCTCACCAGTGGGAAGCGCTCAAGAAGTCCGCTTGGTTCCCATACTGGTTCGACCAGTGGCAAGCTGAGCACGCCCTGCTGCAAGCCTCTTTAATCCAGCAGAACCTCATGGAGACAATGAAGGCTGGAGGGGCTGGTAGTGTTTCTGCTGCCAAGCAGCTGTCTGACATGCTGGGTATTACCAAGCCTAAAGGACGGCCTCGCAAGCCGAAAGAGGTTGAGGCTGGTAGCACTGAGGAAGACTTCTCTGCTGTTGCTGAAAGGCTTCGGCTGGTCAAGTGACCGACAAGATCACCAAGGCAGAAATCAAGGAGGCTGCTGAGAATAGCCTCTTCACTTTTGCTCAGCTGGTAAACCCTGCCCGACTTTACGGCGAAATCCACGAGGAAGTGTGCAACTGGTTCCAGTCTTGTGATGGAAAGGACCAGCTTCTGCTTCTACCACGAGCACACGCCAAGAGCCACCTGATTGCTGTGTGGTGTGCATGGTGGATAACCAAGCACCCGGACACTACCATCCTGTACGTCTCTGCTACAGAGCCTTTGGCGATTGCCCAGCTTGGTGCCATTAAGGCCACACTTGAGAGCGGTGTCTACCGCAAGTTCTGGCCCGAAATGACGCACCCTGATGAGGGCCGGAGAGCCCAGTGGGCCGCTAAGGACATCAAGGTTGACCACCAGCTTCGCAAAGACATGGGCGTTCGTGACTCTACAGTATCGGCTAGGGGCATCACGGCTAACATGACCGGCCTGCATGCTGACGTTATCATCCTTGATGACATCGTTGTGCCTGACAATGCGTACACCGAGGTTGGTCGCCAAGGTGTTCAGGCTGGTTACTCACAGCTTTCCTCAGTCTTGAATCCTGATGGAATGACGAAAGCTGTAGGTACCCGGTATCACGGTAGCGACATCTACAAGATGATGCAGGACATGGAAGACGAAATCTACTCCGACGAAGGAGAGATTGTCGGAAGCGAAAAAGTCTTTGACGTAATGGAAAGGGTGGTTGAAGAAGAGGGCATCTTCTTGTGGCCACGAGAGAAGAGCCCACTGACAGGCAAGTGGTATGGGTTTGACCATCGCACCCTAAGCCGGATCAAGAGCAAGTATTTCGCTGCCAATGAGCGAGCCCAGTTTTACGCACAGTATTACAACAATCCCTCTGACCCGACCAGTGATAGGGTTGGCGAGAACATGTTCCAGTATCTGGACCCAAGAAATCTTCACTATGATGGTGCTTCTTGGTATGTGTTTGGTAAGAAGCTAAACGTGACGATGGGCGGAGACTTGGCCTACACAACCAAGCCTACGTCTGACTACACAGCCTTTGCTGTTGTTGGCAAAGATACAGACGGCTTCCTGTACATCCTTGACCTTATTCAGTTCCGCACTGAGAAGTATGCAGAATATTTCACTAAGTTCAGAAACCTCTACAGCAAGTGGCACTTCCGAAAAGCTAAGTTTGAAACGAACGCTGGTGCCAATGTCATAGTCAAATACATTCAGGAACAGTGCAGGCGAGAAGGAATTGGCTGTGCTATTTTGGGTGGACACACAAGGGAAGACAAAGACGAGAGGGCAGCTGCACGACTGGAGCCTTTCTACCAGAACTTCGCCGTCTACCATATTCGTGGTGGGTATACAAGCGTCTACGAAGAGCAGGTTATCTTAGCACGACCTGAACATGATGACCTTCGAGATGCCGCCGTAAATGCAGAAGAGATCAACACACCACCTAGGAAGAGTGTCAATAACGCTTCTAAGGTAACAGACATTACAGCACACGAAAGGTTTGGAGGTATGCCTCGATGAGTCACGAAAAGAACGTACTAGAGCTTCACGGGTTTCACCCTGATTCTCGGGCAAACCATATTGCTGCCAAGTGGGAGTCTTGGGATGGTGGCAGAGAAACTTGGAAGTCTCGCGTCCGGGAGGTTATTCAGTATGTGTATGCCACGTCTACCAGAGAGACGAGCAATGCACAGAATCCTTGGAGCCATAGCACTCACGTCCCAAAACTCACCCAAATCTACGACAACCTTGGAGCCAACTACTTTGACGCCCTCTTCTCTCGTGAAGACTTCTTCCGTTTTATTCCCGGAACTGTAGAGGAAGCTGACGCTGCAAAAGGCAAAGCGATCAAGGACTATCTGACCACCAAGCACAAGGTTGGTACATTCTTCCCCGAGATGCGCAAGCTAACGGACGACTATCGACTGTATGGTGTGGCATTTGCTCAGGTTGACTACGTTCGTGAGGTTGTTAACAGCGACGTTGAGGGCCAGATCACCCGGTATGAAGGCCCTCGTGTTCGACGGATCAGCCCTTACGACATCGTGTTCGACTACACGGCTGCCGACTTTCACTCTGCCCCAAAGATTATCCGGAGGCTGGTAAGCCGGGCAGCGTTGTTTAGCGACACTTTCTCTGTCCTTGGAGAAGAGCACGATGAAGAGACGCTTGAAAAGATCAAGGAGTTTTCTACATTCGTCGCCCGGACGGATAGTGCGGACGTGGATAAGGCGATCCAGCATCGGTTTGATGGCTTTTCTTCTCCCAGCACCTTCTTCAATTCGGGAAAGGTTGAGCTTCTGGAGTTTTACGGTGACATCTTCGATGCCGAAACTGGACAGCATTTTCCAAACCGAAAGCTGGTGGTTGTTGATCGTCACTTCATCCTTGTTGACCGTGAACTGTCTGACATGAACAACAACGGCCAGATTTACATGACTGGCTGGCGTGACCGTCCTGACAACCTGTGGTCTATGGGGCCTCTCGACAACCTCGTGGGGATGCAATACCTGATCGACCATCTGGAGAATGCCAGAGCTGACGCCTTTGACCAGATGCTGGCACCTGACCGCGCTATCTCTGGTTCTGTACAGATTGAGCGTGAGGGTGCTACCAAGGTTTACTACCTCGATGATGCACAAGGCCGTGTCAGCAATTTGGCTCCTGATGCTACTGCCTTGAATGCTGACTTCCAGATTCAAACGAAAGAAGCGCAGATGGAGGCCTTTGCTGGGGCACCACGGGAGAGCATGGGATTCCGTACTCCCGGCGAAAAGACGGCCTTTGAGGTTGAGCTTCTTCAGACGGCTGCTCAGCGACTGTTTAACAACAAGATCGAGAAGTTTGAGAGAGAGCTTCTTGAGCCCATTCTCAACGCTGAGGTTGAAGTGGCCCACCGCAACATTGGTACGGGCGACATCGTTGAAACAATCGACGATGACATTGGCGTCCTTGAGTTTATGACTGTCACTAAAGAAGACCTTCACGCCCGAGGAAAGCTAAGGGCTCAGGGAGCCAGCTTCTTCAAGAAGCAGGCACAGCTAACCCAGACACTGAACACGTTTACGTCTCAGGTTCTCACTGCCGACCCTGACATTCGTATTCACTTCCCGGCCAAGGAGCGTGCGAAGCTCTGGGCGCAGGTGTTGGAGCTGGAAGGCATGAACCTTTTCCGCGAATTTGGTGCTCTGGACGAGCAGCTTGAGATTCAGGAACAGCAGAGGGCAGCTCAGGCGGTTGACGATGAGAACGAGGCTGCCTCTATCGTGGCCGATGAAGCCAATTCCGACCTCGGAGAGCTTGAATAATGCGAATGACCCCATTCCTTTCCCGATTTTTGAAGGGTGATGACCTTGATAGCTTCAAAAAAGCTTACCAAAATGCCGATTGGGTAAGAAAAACCCTCCTGAAAGAGCTGGAAGAGCGAACTTCTCAGTCTTATCAGGAGTCTGAAGGTAAAGCTGCGTTAGATCGACCGAATTACGCAGTTACACAGGCATACTTGAATGGCCATAGACAGGGTATCAAGGCTGCCATGCAACTTTTGAACCTCGACCAAGGTGAACAATGACCGATTTTCTGAATACCGAAGCGCTGAAGCAGCCCGAGCCCAAAGACCAGCAGGGCAAAGAGGGCAACACGGAGAGTGGTAACAACCAGTCAACTACAGAGGGTGAGAACAAGCCTGTTCTGGAAATTGCTGGTAGAAAGTACACTCCAGAAGAGCTTGAGAAGAAGGTTCTGAATCAGGACAACTTCATTGAACAGCTGAAGCAGGAGCGTCAAGAGGATCGAACCCTTTTGAATGAAGCCCTTGCCGAACTGAAGAAGACTGTATCTGCCAAAGAGCTTTTGAATCAAGTGAAGGAAGGTGAAGGAAACCAGAATAGCCAGCAGACCGAACAGGCTAAGGAGTCCGAACCTTCCAACCAAGCTGTAGACCCGAATGAGATTGCACGTCAAGTTCGGGAGCAGCTTAACAAAGAGTCGCAGGAAAAGGAAAAGGAAACCAACTGGAATCAGGTCACTTCTGCCCTTACCGAAGCCTTCGGACAGAAGGTAAACGACAAGGTAAAGGAAGTTGCCGAAGAGAACGGATTCACGATTGAAGAGGCTGTTGAGTTTGCCAAGAGCAAGCCGAAAGCCTTCCTTCGTTTCTTCGATCTCAGCAAGGCAAAACCTACCCAGCGAGTTCCTGAGTACAATTCCAATTCTTTCAACCAGCGTCCCCCTGACAATCAGGCAGCTAGCGCCTTCTGGAAGGCAAATAAAACCAAGGATCAGGTGAGCAGCTACCTCGAACGTCTTCGTCAACTTTCCAACTGAGGATTAAACCATGACTGGTAATGTTACCAACAACAGTTCTCCGCTGATTAAAGCTCAGGTATTCTCTGAGTTCATTCTTGAGCAGATCAATCGCGGCTTTCTTCCCACGGGCCTCCACCGTGATGTTTCCGACTTCGGTGACGGCGATCAGCTTTTCATCCCTGTGATGGGTGAAGCTACTCTCCGTGACTATTCGGAGGATCAGGCGGTGGTGTATGATGCCGTGGATACGGGTCAGATCAACCTGACCATCACTGAGTATGTCTCGGCTGCCAGCACCGTTAGCCGCAAGCTCCAGCAGGACGGCTACAAGGCTGCTGCTCTTGAAGCCCTGATCCCCCGCGATCACCTTCGTCTGATCTCCGAGCGTTGGGAGACGGACCTCCTGTCGCAGGCTCAGAAGCAGACCCTCTCCGATCCGAACACCCTGAACGGGTTTGACCATCGGTGGGTTGCCAACTCGGGTGCCACCACCGGCCTTATCACGCTGGAGGATTTCGTCTATGCGAAGCTGGCTCTCGACAAGGCTCATATCCCCTCGCAGGGTCGTATCGCCATTGTCGATGCTTCCGTTGAGGCTGCCTTCAACAATCAGGTTGCTGGGCAGGCCTTCATCAACAACCCGCAGTTTGAGGGTGTTGTGAACGGTGGTATGGGTGATGAGCTTCGGTTCTTCCGTAACATCTACGGCTTTGACGTTATGATCTCTGATCGTCTGCCGCGTATGACCACGGAAACCGTCAACGGTGGCCCCCACGGCTCTGAGCAGACCGTTACCGGCGGCCTCGTCAATCAGTTCTTCAGCATTCTGGATGACCAGCACAAGCCCTACATGGGTGCGTGGCGTCAGATGCCGCAGACTGACGGCGAGTTCAACAAGGATCGGCAGCGTGATGAGTTTGTGACCACGGCTCGTTGGGGCTTTGGCCTCCAGCGTCCTGAGTCGCTTGTCACGGTTGTCACCAAGGACGGCCTGATCAGCTAATTCGGTTGGGGTCAGCAATGGCCCCTTCCTTTAATCAAAGGAGATTGAAATGAGTCTTGAAAACATTAACGGCGCTCGCCGTGTATATGGTCCGCGTTTCACTGAAAAGGTTGCCTCTGGTGTTGTGAGCACCTACGGCCTTGTCCGTGAACAGCGTGTTCGCCTTGATGCCCTTGAAGGGCTTCCCGGCAGTGTGGACAACGATGAAGTGCATGAGGTTATTCCGGCTGGTAGCTTGATCCTGTCGGCTCGTGTCTACTTCTCGGAGTCGCCCAACTCCACCAGTGGAACGACCACCGTGGATATTGGTGTCACCGAGCCTGATGGTACGGCTGTTGACGCTGACGGCCTCGTTGTGGACGTTGCTGCTGATGGCAGTGTGTTTGGTTGGGTTGTCGGCGATGGTGCGCTTGTGGGTACTTCCGTTGCCGTGGATGCCCAGATTACCGCTGTGGCTTCTACCGATGACCTGACCGCCGGTAAAGGCGTTCTGGTTGTGGAGTATGTTGCCCCTGTGGCGTAACACCCTGTAGCGATTGGAACGGAGCAGGGCCGCGTTCTCGGCCTCCTTAGCTCCCCGGAGGGCGTAACCGGGACCAATTTAGAGAGAGAACTAAATGGCCATTGAACACAAAGACATTGCCGATGAGCAGATTCATGAGCCGAAGCATATCCAGCCTGCTCAGACTTCTGATTCCGGCAAGGTAATTACCCCTTCGTCTGGAACCAATGGTGTCAGCACCCTGCGTTTTCTTAGCCTGTCCGACCTGAACGAGTCGAAGGCTGCTGGGCCTTCTGATGTCGGCAAAGTTCCGCGCATTAATAGCGCTGGTAACTTCGTTCTGGAACTGGCCCGTGCTTCTGAAGTCTCCTATGACAATACTACTTCTGGGCTGGCCTCAACCGATGCCAATGGCGCTATCGACGAGGTAGAGGCCCGTGTAGACGGCTTGGAAGCCAATGCAGTTATCAACCCTCAGGCTGACATTGCAAACCTAGCGCTTGTAGTAAGCGACCCTCCAACTGCAGCTGAGGTACAGCAGATCAGTGACAAGGTTGACGCTATCCTCGGTGCCTTGCGTAGCGCTGGAGTGCTGGTCTAATGGCTAAGACACTGCTGGAGTATGTACAGCACACACTGTCTACTATGGACAGTGACCAGATTGATGCCATTGGGGACACTGAAGAGTCGATTCAGGTTGCTGAGCTTCTGAAGGAAGTTTACTACGAGTTTCTGAATCGGGATGACTGGCCATGGTTGGAGCGTGGCGTCATAATGACCAGCTTGTCTGACACCACGAAGCCCACCCACCTAACGATTGACCCTAACACAAAGATTCTCAAGTCTGTGCGCTATCGTAGGGCTTTAGACAACAAGTTTACCGAGCTGCGACAGCTTGACCCGTGTGAAATGATTGAGCGGCTGTCTTCTACTGGCGACAGTCGTCAGGAAGTGGAGGCTGTTTCCGGTGTGTACGTCAATGTGCGAACTGACAAGCACCCTGAGTTCTGGGCTAGCTTCAATGACACTGAAATCGTCCTTGACAGCTTTGAAAGTGAGGTTGAGTCTTTTATTCAGGGCACTAAGGCCTCTACTTGGGGGAGTATTATCCCCGGTTTTCAGGTTACAGACACCTTCGAGCCTCTGGTACCGCCACACCTTGAGCCTGCCCTTCAGGCTTTTCTAAATCGTGCCGCCCATTTGTATTACAAGCAGCAAGACAGTGCCCCTGACGCAGTGAGAGAGCTTCGTCAGCTGGCACAGGCACACCGCCGACCCTCTAAGACCGTCGATCAAACCGACGGCTTTTTCCGCAACCGTTTTGGGAGGAAGTAATGGAAGTTCTTCACACCGTTGAAGGTAAGAATACCACCTACACAGTAGTCCGTACTCCCGATGGACGGCGATTCTTTATCAAAGCTACCGAAGGTGCTCTACCGAAGCAGCTTAGTGGTGAATACACCCGAGCCAGCTTGGCCCTTCACGCACTGACTACCTATCTTGAGGTCACTGTAAAACTGGAAGAGTGGAAAGAGAAGGTTCGAGACACTGGAGACAAGATGGACCCCAAGCTGAAGGAACAGCTTGAAAAGCGTAAGGCCGAGAAGGCATCCAAGGCTGCTGAAGAGCCGACGACCAAGGCCGAATAATGCCCAGGGCCTCGGCTACACAGAGGGTAAGCAACTTCCAGAACGGGTGGGTTACTGAGGCAACTGGTCTCACCTACCCGGAAAACTCCCTTCGTGATGTCCAAAACTGTGACATTGATGTCAAGGGTAGTATTCGTCGAAGGCTTGGACTACAGAGAGAGAACGGTGGTGAGTCTGCTAACGTGGAATTTTCCCCGTTCTTTGATTCTGACAAGTTTGGTTTCTTCTCTGACATCGTTGACTCGGGTGGTGGGTTTTCCAAGCTGCTTCAAGACATCAAGGTCGATGCTAAGGACGTTGCTGTCACTGTCCACGGTTGGAGTGCAGTTAACAACGTTGGGGATTTCAACCTGCTTATTGTTCAGGTTGGAGCCCGGCTCCTGTTGTTCGACTGGGACGATGAAGCAATTGTGTCCAACCTGCTAGACAAAGGCATCCGTACTTCCGACGATACAACTAACGCCAGAGCCATCATTGACCTTGAGAAGTATGTCTTTGAGGGTTCTGGTATCAATGGTAAGGGCAAAGCTCGTGAAGCAATGGGCTACCGTGCACACGCTGCCGACATGGCCATGTGTAAGCTGGCTTCCGCTTCGGGCTTTGGTCGGCTCTGGATGGTGGGAGACTGCTACTATCCGTTCTACCTTGAGTTCCAGCCGAACGGCAATAATCCTCGCACTGGTACTGTTGTTGCCAAGATGGTTGGACAGGACGGGGAGCGTGGAATTGGACAACTCACCATCCGTGACTTCAATGGCATCCCCGATGTTGTTACTGTCAGTGAAAACCTGACGCTGAGTGGTCTGAATGCCCGAAAGGTTTCGATCAACGGTATCGGAATGGATGGCACAGGTGCTGCAAGGCACCAGTATAACCTGTTGAACCAAGGTTGGCCGCGTCACAACATCATTCGATACAAGCGTGTCCGAGATGGCAAGCTGCCCAGCAACACGATGGTCTGGTTTGTCGGTAGGGACGGCAACAACATCAATGCAGACGAGATCATCTTTACCGACTGGGGTGATACACCTGCACCTAAGGGTCGGATCAAACTAGACGCCCTTGCTGGTGGGTTTGGCAGCTATGAATCTGCTACACCTGAGCCTGTAGACGGTGAAAGTGGTTTTTCTCTGTACGTCTGGGGTGATAGCCGGTCTGTAGACAACAATGCGTTGAACAAGGGCGAAGGTTTTGCCGTGGCTCACGACCTTCGCAAAGCCGTGAATATCATCATTGATGATTTGGGCTTGTCTACCACCAAGCAGGTGACGATTGACCAGTGGGAAGACGGTATCAACGGTGTTGCAGCCCTCACTGAGTTCTCGGGGCAGGGTCAATACTTCGACATAAGCATGTTTGGCCAGTTTGACGTTTCAGACGGTCTTTATGCGTTCCCTTCTGACCGCCCACAGAACGGCTACACGGCTGCGGGAGAGAATGAGGTAGCCCAGAGGGCCTTCACCACTGCAACGTTCTTTGCAGGCCGTCTGTGGCTCTCAGGAGACGACAACCCCGGCAGGCCGGGTGGTATCTACTTCTCCCGTGTTATTACCAAGCCCATCCATGCCAGTGAGTTCCAGCAGACCAACGATCCAACCTCTGAGGACTTCTCTGAACTGCTTGCTGATGATGGCGGTGTAATCTACATTCCTGAGGCGGGCAAGATTGTCAAACTCCAGCCCTTCGGAACAGGTGTTCTCGTACTTGGGACGAATGGTGTCTGGTACATTAGTGGTGGTCAAGAGAATTTTGCTGCTGATAGCTTTTCGGTTGACAAACTGGCCTCTACTAAGGCCGTTGGCCGAGACAACGTGGTATCTGCCGTGGATGCCGTAACCTTCTGGGCTGAAGATGGCATCTACACCGTCACCTTCGGCCAAGCACCGCTTCCAACAGTTACGGAAATTTCTGAAGGCCGCATCGCCAGCTTCTTTGGCAACGTGCCTCTACGGGCTCGACAGAATGCTTGGGGTACCTACGACCCCCGCTCTCGGAAGGTCTACTGGAACTACCGAAGCACGTCCAAAGACACGGACACGCCGACAGAGCTTCAGAGTTTCTACGACAGCGTTCTGGTACTTGACGTACGAACTGGTGCCTTCTACAGGTACAGCCACGAGCTAGATGAAAACCTAGTGAGGGGTATTGGCCCGTCTTTTCCCCGCCGTACTCGTATTGTCCCCTTGTCTCGTGGCAATGTTGTCGCTGACGGGGAAGATGTCACGGTGGGAGGCGAGCTTGTCACTGTCTTCACGGAAGAAGATGGTGCATTGGTAGACGCCGATGACTTCCTTGTTGGAATCAAGCATATCTTCTGTGACTCCCTGCTAAACACGTTTTCATTCGTGGAATACAGCAGCCTGTTGTTCCATGACTTCGTGGACACAACCTTCGCTCTTGATCCGGTGCCATACACTTCGTTCCTCATCACTGGGGATGAAACAGTGGAATCCCCTGAGCAGTTTAAGCAGGCTACTTGGCTTCATTCTTTCTTCGAGAAGACAGAAACAGGTGTTGAGATTGTTGATGACCAGCTCCAGTTTATCCGGCCCTCTGGATGCAAAGTTCAAGCCCAATGGGACTGGCACAGAACTGGAAGTGGAAACAGGTGGAGCAATCCACAAACCGCTTACCGACTCCGCAGACCTTTCTCCCCTTCTTCACTGTCTGATACTGTAGACACGGGTGAAGGTGTCATTTACACACGACTAAAAATCCGTGGCAAAGGTCGAGCATTGAATCTTCGGTATGAATCAGAGCCCGGTAAGGACTTCAAGCTGCTTGGCTACTCGGTACCATTCACGGCGGGAACGACATGACAGAACTAATCCATGAAACCGAACGAGTAGACTACTTCGTTGAGCTACAGGACACTGGGAAGGCATACGTCCATGTCAAGATCAAAAAGTTTGACAAGACAGCTGTCCGACAGGCTATTGAGGTGTTCGCATTCCTAAGTGAGAAGTTCAACGGCTTATACTGCTACGCCCCTTGTATTCAGACTATCAAACTAGCACTTGCTACAGGCTTTGTTCCCACTGATGAAGACGTAATCCCTTATTGGGGAGGGGACGTAAAGCTACCAGAATTTGTATTCGGAGAATAACATGCCTGATCCAGCATCTGCTATTACGGCTGTTGCCGGTATAGCCCAAGGAGTTATCCAGCGTCGCGGTCAGAAGAAAGCTGCACGACAGCAACGTCGTGCTGAACAGGCCCAAAAACGTCAGCAAACTGTTGCTGCCCTGCGACAACAGCGCCGGGCTCGTTCTCAGGCCTTGAACGCCGCAGCCGCCGGAAGTGGTGGTGAAGCTAGTGGTGCCGCTACACAAGCTACAGGTGTTCAAGGTGCCATCGGTGCCCAACAGTCTCTTACTGCCGATCAGATTGGGTTTGCAAACCAGATTGACCGCATTCGGGAGCGCCAGCAAAACATCCTCAATCGGACAGCCCGCAACGCTGGCATTGCTGGCGCTATTGGTACGGCAGCTCAGGCCTTCCCTCAAGGTGGTCAGCAGTGACAGATCAGCTAAGACGGCTCCAGAATAGTCCTGAGTTTCAGAACATCGGAGAACGGCAGCTTACCCAATCGCCTGACCTTAATTCAGAACGCCTTGATTCCGGCTTTCTTGATGACTTGATCGGCTCTGACCAGCCAGCCTTTGATCCGGGCTTCAACGACCTGCTCTCGAACGAATTTAAGCGGCTTCGTAAACAGAAGCAGGTTGACTCTGCTGTTGAGACGACGCTTCGTAACGAGGCCGTGACCAACATCATTGGTGATGCTGAACGAGAGGAAAAGAAGGCTCAACTTGAGGACCAGTTTCTTGAGAACCAGCTGAATGAAATTCTTCTCAACGATGAACTGGACCCCAGCCAGAAGCTCGAAGCTGCCCGTGATCTTGGCAGAGAGCTTGACAACGAGGACGTTGTACGGTTTGTAGCCGAAGCACAGGAAGACCTTGAAAGGTTCTCCCAGCCTCTGGACGACAGTGAAGTACCTACAATCCGGGAAAGAATGTCCAGCATCCGTGAGCGTCGCTTGGCGAATGGAAAGCTGGCTAAACAGGTCCGAGAGGAGGTCCTCAAAGACTTGCCTCAAGGTTGGACGATGGACCAGTTTATCAAGTTTGCAGCCAGTGCTGGCAGTCCCTTTCAGGCTGGTCAGAACATCACCCCCGATCAGGCAGAGCAGCTTCTCGTCCCCGATTTCTACTTCCGTGTGGCAGAGATTGCCAGTGAAGTGCTTGGCGATGGGAGCGTAGTTGATACAGCCATCCGTTCCGGAAAGACCCTGACGATTGCCGACCAGATTCAGGCGGTGAGAGAGTCAATCCTAAGCGCTGAGCCTGAGCAGGCGCAAGAGTTCTTGGACAAGATCGTTAACGAGGTTGATAGCGCTGGTATTCTCACTGAGGGAAACCAGCAGAAGCGCGATCTTTTGTTGACCATGCTCGATGGCATTGATCTTAATGACCCCGTAAGTGGTCTTGAGAACCTGTTTGCTACCATCGAAATCGGTGGTCTTGCAGCTAGTGCCTTTGGTCCAATCTTGCGTGGAGTTAGGTCTATCTCTACCCGTGTGCGGGCAGGGCTTCGTGCCGCTCGAAGGGTTGACGACTCTCCGGAGATTACCGCTCAGGACATTTCTGACGTGCTCCCCTCTTCCAAAAGTAAGGAGAAAAACAACGCACCTGCCCCTGAAATCCCGGCAGGGTCAGTAGCCGACGAAACTGGACAAACCAAGGGAGGGGCTGAACGACTGGTGGCCGCAGCAACCCGACCAAATGCTGACAATGCCACTGAAGCATTGGGTACCACGGTAGACGAAGTGTTTGGCTCTCTGGTAGTACCCAAGTCTCAGAATGCCGCAGCTCTTCCGGGCAAGCACCCTGTCGTAGAGTCTGCCTTCATCCCAGATTCTCAGAAGTCTAAGATTTTAGACCAGAGGGAGAAGGAGCTTGTAGAAATGGTGGGCTCCCGGCCCCATGACAGCAAGGTTTGGATTCAGGATGGGCGTATCCACTCCCAAACTGTCATTGGTAACGCCAAGGGTGGTGGGTTTGCTCAGAAGAGCAGCGCTCAGCGTGTCATCAATAAGAGTGACGAGCTTCGTGAGTCGGGAGCCGTTCCTGTCAAGGGTGAGAATGGCCAGTGGTTCATTGCGCTGGATGATCAGAAGCCTATTGGCCTTCGTGACCTTGAGAGTGTGAAGCTAGAGGGTGTCACTGTTGGGGGGCGCTGGCGCAGGTTCTTGGGTAAGTCTCAGGCGTTCACTGCGGAGTTTATTCGTGGTGGCAACGTTGCTTTTCGTAACGGGCTTGAGACTGAAAGACTCTTGAAGCGGACCTTGCAACCCTTCTTCCGTCTTAATGGAGACCAGAAGGCCAACGTTTGGTCCATCATGGAAGAGTTTGAGAACATGGTGGACCCGAACACGGGCCGAGTGGGTGTACAGCCAAGCGCTGCTGATCTGGAAGCAAGGCTGGGCCGTGGCAAACAGCTTCAGGCTGCCCTCTCTCTGCAAGAAGGGGTAAGGAAAGCGTGGCACATTGAGAACAAGGGCGTGAGGGACCAGCTTGAGGGACTTGGTTACGGAATCACTAAGCTGGATAACAATTCCGAACTTATCCTTCGACCTCGGAGCAATCCGATTCCTGAAGACGCTAAGGTGTTGGACCTGACCAAGAACAGGATTAGCGTTGGCAAGTCAAACCCAGAGAGGTTTGCACTGTTCGAGCTTGCTGAGCCCACCACCGAAGGAGCAAGGTTTGCCCGAGCCCCATTGGGTAAAGAGCCCATCATCGACGACCTGCCTGCCCACGTCATTCGCTGGAGGCCGGGCTACCTTGGACCCCGAATCTACAAGTCCCCTGTATTCATCGACGAAGTTTTGCAGGACGGCACCCGTGTCACAAGGCACACGGCCCCGACAGCACGTCATGCCAACGACTGGATCGACAGGCAGAGGGCTGTCAACCCTGACGTTACGTTCCAGCCTCGTAGGGCTGATGAAATCCAACCTGATGTTGGTAGTAGCCTGCCAGCTTTCTCTGAGCAGTATCGCCTCAACAACCAGCTCAGGACATCTCACCGAAAGGACGAGATCATCAAGGACATTGACACAGGTGAAGTGCAGGTTGTCCCACCTTCTGAGCGTCTGCAAAGAATGATTAGCCGGACAGCCAACACTGCTGGTATTCGCAAGTGGACCAGTGCTGTCGAGGTCATGTGGGACAATACCTACTCCGACCTCTTCGATTCCAAGTTTTCTCTAGGCCGTACGCCACGAGTGAAAGAGGGTGTAGACCCCATCGACCGTCGGGTTCAGGAGGCGCTTGAAATCCATGCTCATGCACGAATGATGAATGGCCTTGCTCCTGCACAAACGGGGGTTGAGGTAAACAGCTTTCTGCTCAGCGTGTCAGATGGCATCATTGGCTTGAGCGAAGGAATCCCGTTTGTCCGCAGGGTTGGCCGAGCTGTTGCCAATCAGATCAGCGGGCTTGACAACAACATCATCAGAGGTGCAAAGGGTCTTGCCTTCAATGCCTTCATGGCTCTGAACCCTGTTCGTATGGCTATCATGCAGCGTACCATGATCCCTCTCTACTTCGGTGTTGAGGGCGGTCCTGCCTATTTCCTTGGGGGTCGGTATTTCAGAGACATGATGGTTCTCACCGGTGATGGCCTGCAATCAGGGGAGGTAACACAGAAGGCCCGTAGAAATATTGCCATGACTACGGCTCGATCTCTTGGCATGACGCGTAAAGACGCGATCAGCCTGATCGAGGATTTCGAGAACAGCTCTCTGCTTCAGGTGCTGGACAATCACATATTCGCGCTCGGTGACGTTAAGGACGTGCAGCGCCGTGCTCGGTCTGTCAATGCAGTTAGAGAGGGTGGTAGTAAATTCACAACCCTCATGAAGTCTATTGGCTTTGACAGTGCTATCGCTTCTGAAATACGTACCAGCTGGCTACTTTCGAGAGAACGGTTCATCAAGCAGAAAGGTCGGAAGCCTAAGACTCGTGACGACTTCAACGAAATTGACGATGTAGCCTTTAATCTTACGCTAAACCAGAACCCGAGCGACACTCTGGTAACTCAGCACGGCACTGTTTCCCTGTTCACTCAGTTCTTGAGTCACCAGATCAAGATGTCTGGACGGCTTTTGAGCACTGCTGAGCGCCTTGTAACCCGTGGCCGTAGCGGCGGGGATCAGGTGTTCACTACTGGTGAGCTTGTCCGCATGTCGGCCATCAATCTGGCCATCTACGGGCTGGAAGGTTGGGGTGTTGTCACCCTTGCCAACAAGCTGGTAGATCAGACAATCCCCGATTCGGATGATCCGGAAATCGCGGCTGCAAAGGATCAGGCTAAGCTGCTGGTTGCCCAAGGTATTGGTGGCTTTATGGCTAACGCCGTTATCAACATGGGTCTTAACCCAGAAGAGGCGGTGCAGATGTCCTTCTCTGGAGAGTTTGGCCCCGCCAACTTCTTTGGGTCGAATGTTGACACGATGGCTAACGTGGTAAAGTCTTTTGCTACGCTAAGCACTGCCCCCTTGACTCAAGGGCTCAACTTCAATTTCGACAGCCCGGCCCTCAGCTTGATTGGTGGCGTCGGGGAGGCGGTTAAGATGGGGCTCATGCTCAACGGTGGTTTGGTAAACCTGAGCCCACCTGAGCAGGCGTTGCTGACAGTCGAAAGAGTAGCTCGTAAGTTTCCTCTGACTAACAGCTTGATCCAGTCGATAGCCATCAACAACCTTGGCTTCACCATCGACTCTGCTGGCCGTCCTGAGGTCGAAGCTAACAAGAGAGCCGCTATCGCTGCCCTTGCTGGCATTGACCCGAGCGACAAGGCTGCTATGCGTCAGGTTTTGGACGACCGCTTTGGGGAGTTTGATGGGACTACGGAAGAGGACAAATTTACGGCCATCGAAAATCAGGCTAGGGATGATGCGCGCAACATCGTAACCCCTTTGCTTCGGGCACAGGCAGGCTTCGGCCCCATTTCTTGGGAGCAGACAGAAACCTTCCTCACTGAGCAGCAGGAGCACTGGCACACCATCCTCGACCCGGACCAGTATCAGACCTATTACAACACAATGGTCAGTGAACTTGATGCCCTTGGTACCACTCGAATAGAGAGCATCAGGGACATGCTGATTCGTCGGGTAGAAGAGGGGAACATTGGCATTGGTGTTGACCATATAGAAGAGCTTCGTAACCTGCCCTTTGACCCTCAAACTTCCGAGAAGCTAATTGAGGATGTCAAGTCCACAACCGATGCACGCAATGAGTTTCGTGAAGTGTTCCAAGACCTTATCACTGGTGATCCAGAATGACGACAAACCTTAGGGAAGTACAACAGGCTGTACAGCTCCAGCCGACCCGAACAGTTCAGCAGCCTGTACAAGGCTCTTTCATTGGTGACTTGGCTCAGGCAGCTGCTGGTGTAGGTCAGAAGGTTGCTGAGCTTCAAGCTAACAAGAAGCGCAGCAGCGCCCTGAATGACACTATCGAGAGCACTACCTCTATTGGGCTCGGTACTGCTGAGGTTGTGGAGGATGAAGAAGGCAATCTGATTCTTCAGGATATTGCTTCTCAGATTCAGGCCACTGAAGGCAAGCTCCAAGCCAAGGCTCGGCAGTCTCCGCGCTCTGCTGCAACCATTGCTCGTCAACGCGCGCTGAACATTCAGCGTCTGATCCAAAAGCACCCCGGATTTGAACAGGAAATCTTGTCGCTGGCCAATCAGAACCAAGGCCGCATCAACGCCAGTGTGCAAGAAGAGGTAAGTGAAGAGACCCTTGCCGAGCAGCGACAGACGGCCATTGCCAATGCCTTTATAGAAGCTGCGGCAGGCACTGACCTTGCAGACGAAGCCTTTGAAGTAGCCAAACAGGGCAACGCAGCTATCATTGCTTGGGGTCGGGACAACATCGCTTCCCGGCAGCAAGAGGCTATCACCGATCAGGATCGTCTAAAGGAGATCAAGGCAGGAGACGAGATTTCGGCCCGTAAAGCTGCACAGAAGGCCTTGCGTAGCAACCTGCCGATTGTGCATGACAACATCTCCAAGATTTTGTCGGAAGCCAATACACCTGAAGCTAAGGCTCAGGCCGTTGCCCGACTCCAAGCTGAACGTACTCGTACCTTGCAGGAGTTTGATCTAGCCACGCAGAACAATCCCGGTGCTGTGTCTGACTTTCGCAGCCTGCTCACTGGGCCTTTCGACAAGGCCGTTGAACAGCTCACCAGTGGTGACACCCTAGACATTATCAAGAACAGCAACGCTCTAAGTAAGGCAATGGCAGAGAGAGGTCTTAACTCCAGTGTTCCCGGATTCAGTGAGCTAGAGGTCTTTGCCGATAGCTTTGGCCAGATTGGTAACGTGGCTCTCAACCGTGAAATTTCAAACACGGTTATTTCTGTGCTCAAGGTTTGGTCGGATGATCGTAACGGAACTTCTGATGGGTCTAGCCCGCTTGAAGTACCTAGCCGTGGCGCACCAGAGGAAGGACTTGAGGTAAAATCTCAGCTCGACACTGTGGCCCAGTTTGTCCGCACCGTGGTTGAGGCCGACGAGGGGTCTGCTGCTCGACGAGAGTTTGTGGACAAGTTTGGCCCGTTCCTTGAGAAGATTGCCAGTGACCCTGCCCTTCGCCGCAACCCGAGCGCTTGGGCAAAGCTCGGCGATGTTTTTGCTGACAAGCGGTTTGCTGACCTTGTTAAGGCCAAGGGTGATCTGCTGTCCGATCCCGTTAAGGAGGTTCTTGCTTCCTTCGAGATTGGGTTGGCGGACGCCATGACCCAGATTCTGGGAGATGTTGACTTCAACCTGCTCGATATGAACATCGACAAGGAGTCGGGCAATGTCGAATTTGTCTTCGACGATGGCAGCTCCCCTGCCAGCCGCGTATCCACTCCCGGACGTGGTACCGATGACCGTCGATCTCGTGGTAGTGTTGACCGCGAACGCATTCGCCGTGCCAACAATGAGTTCTCCAAGGTGGTCCGGCAGTTTGCCCACCTTCAGGGCAAGACAGACTACGTTGAAGCAGCAGGCACTCTTCTTGAGCTAGTGGAGGCTCGAATCAATGGCTAACATACAGAAGAGGGAGCAGTTTCAGGCGAGGTTTGTTGACGCACTGCGCCGGTCATTGAATGAACAAACTGGACAACCGGCTATTCAACAGGAAGAAACATCGGCCACAAGATCGGCCAACCCTTCAGTTGACCCACTGGGCCAGCCGACCTCACCATTGAGAACTTCTTTCACAGACTTCAACCCGATGGCCAACATACGTGGCTTTCATGGTGCATTCAGAAAGGGGTTGAACAAGCAGCGTCAGCCTGAACAACAAGGCTTTGAAGATAAGGACATTGACAGGGTAGGAACAGCAATGGAAGACAGTAGGCCCATGACAAAGAAGGTCACTGATGCAACCCTCGATCTGGTTGCTAGATTTGAAGGCGGCTTTGTAGACGACCCGTTTGATTCTGGTGGTGCTACTAATTTTGGCGTAACACTTGGCTTCCTACAGTCGGTTAAGCCGGGAGCAACGGTTGACGATCTTCGGGCTATCACACCGCAGGATGCTCGTAAGCTGTTTGAAGATGAGTTTATCGTGAAGCCCAAGATCGACCAGCTTCCTGAGCCTCTGGTTCCTCTGGCTGGCGCCCTTTCGGTAAACGCCGGTGCCGCTCAGGCTGTCAAGATTGTCCAGGAGCTGGCTGGAGTCAAGAAAGACGGGGTAATTGGTCCGGCAACACTCGAAGCTGCCCGTAACGTCCAGCCTGAGCAGCTCAAGGAACGCATTGACACGTTCTACCGCCGCATTGTGGACAAAAATCCTTCACAGGCTCGCTTCATCAAGGGCTGGCTCAATCGAAATGAAGGTGCTTTTCAACTCGCAAACAGAATCAGGGGGAACAACGATGCCCGATAAGGATAGCTTCACCAAGTCGGTAGCAAAGCGGGGGCTCATTGGCACTCTAGTATTTGGCCGGAGTGGTGGTGAACAGCCTAGTAAACAAGAAAGCCCCACGCCCTCGACCACCATCCGTAAAGGCATTGATGGTCTGAAGGACGTGAGGCAACAGCTCGACTCAATCTCTGAGCAGAAGAAGCCCAGAGGCGGAAACTAGTCTTCTAGCCAAGAGGCCGACTGCCCAGACTTGCAGAACCTTTCCAGAGGGCTCAACTCCCCTCCGTCGGCACTGCTCTTGAACCTGTTATCCTCTCCATATCCTTCCACCTGCATGTCGTAGAGGAAGGTAAGACAACAGATGGCATGACACAGGTGGCTCAAGCCACTCTCTTCGTCCCAGTCCTGCCCCTCGTTGAAAGCCGCAATGTGGCGCATTGCTGCTGAGACATAGCGGCTCCATTCGCAGCCCTGTCTCCAATTATCCCGGCCATACTTCTCCTCTCCGTGCATAAGCACACGGCCTACGCCCTCCAACATGGTGCTGGGGATCAGGGACATATCAACCTTGTCTTGGTCATGCTTAGTGAACATAGTTCAACTCCTTTGCTCTCAATTGAACGACCTCAGCGAAGCGGTCGCGGTTTTTCTTCCCAAGCCCAGTGACTTCAACTGACTCTTTCAGCTTCTCGGCTGGAAACCTCTTCATAAGTGGGGTGAAGAGCCAGTCGATGAACAAAATCGAAATGCCCCTCACTCCACCAAAGTTTAGTTCAACATCATACTGGTTTTCAAGAAGCCAAGCAACAGTTTTTGCTAGCTGTCTGCCTTGCTCACGTTCTGTGGCCATGTTTCCAGTGACCATGAACACGTTGAGCCGTTTGCTAGATTGCACACTGTCCGGCTGTGCAAGCAAGCTCTCCCGAACCAGTTGTCCTATCGTCATGTTCATACTTCGTAAGCTCCGTGAAGTCCAGCGTCTTTGGCATTTTCATAACTAGGTTATGAAACTCTTCCTCAGTAATCTCTTCGTAGGGTGCCTGAACGTAAGAGTGGTCGTCTTTTGGCAGGAAGCTCAGCCCTCCAACCATGTCAAAGTTCTCGTACACCCAGTTGCCCACTTTCACCCAATCATTCTCCGGGACAGAGATCGTAACCGAAGGGTTGTGATCTGTCCAGCTTTCCTTGTATGACTTCCACAGTGTTAGATGGTCGATTGGGTCAACATCCTTACCGCTGAGAGAGCCTTCAGGAGCAGCCATAGGGAACGAGAATACAAAAGCCTCGGGGTTGTACCGATCCACTTCGCAAGGCACACCAGAGTCTTTGAGCCACTGGCTGATGGGGTCTTTCTTGTCCGATCTCACCCTCCGGATGTAATAGTTAGCATACCTTGGGTGGATTCCACTGGCGCTGTCAACCAGCTGGCTCACAGTCCCGCTAGGCTTCACCGTTGTAATGGCAGCAGAGGCGTTGATCCCTATCTCGGAAGACATCACACGATTAACCTTCTGAGCCACTTCCCGAAGTTCTATGAGAGTGCTATCTACGAAGTGCCTACGCATATATGGGTTGTCGTAAACCCCTGTGAGCGACACTCCAAGCAGCGCTTCTTCGTCAGTGTTCTGCTTCCATTTTTTCGACAGAAACCGGAAGTCAGTGAGGGTTGCCTGTAAGGTGCCCAACACTGTGGCAAGCTCCACCTTCTTCTTTAGCTGGCTACAGGTTTCTTCAGGGCGGACCACTACCTCAGTGAGATTGCAAAACTGTTTGCTCCTTAGAATGATTTCGCCACACTGCCCTGTGACGATGCCATTGAATACACCCCGATGAGAGAACGGCTCCGTGAAGCAGAAAGTTGGGGCAACTTCACCGCTGTCCTCGACACTAACAACACGCACATGCCTTCGTGCGCTCCTTTGTGGGTTGTTTTCGTCAAGGCAAAGCCGCTCACACTTCAGCCCCAGTTTTACTAGAGTTGCTAAATCTGTAGGAGTGAGGTTGAGTCTCCAACAATCTCGGGTGTCATAGTCAGAACAGCCCCCACGTCCATCTGGTAGTGAGGACTTTCCTGAAGCCTTCATTAAACCGATTTTAGGCTTGCATCCGAGTGTTGTCAGAAGGAGCCTAACATCATCTAAGAAGGTCTTACTTACGCTACTGAGTTGTAAGGCCTTGCTGTTTGGGTTGTGGACCACACAGCCATCCGCATCGAAAATACCAGCCAGCCAATTGATACGGTCTTGCAAAAACGCATTGATTGGCACATATTCTTTATTCATCATGGGCCCGTGTACCCAGCGCTTCCTTTTGTAAAGCTCCGACTCGTCAATTTTTCCACAAAGTCGTGGTATGCACCCATACTTGGGCTTATACACCCAAGAAAACTCGCGGTTTTTATTGCCGTCACCAGAGTAGAATCCTTGACTATAAGCGTCCACTGGCATCCTCTCACCTCCCTGAACAACGGGGAAGTCAAAGCTATCCAGAACTACACCTTTCTCAAGGTTGCGGGCTTCCACAAAATTTCCGCCGACACACCACTTGTGGTATGGTGTGCACACAAGGCTGCTTCCGTCGGAAAGGTTTACCTTGCAAAGTGGGTTGACGCCTGTTGCGAAAGGCACAACCCGGCTCCAACGCTCACCGTTCCACACAGACACTTCCTTTCCTACAAGATTTTCGATGGGGAAGTATCCTTCCGAAGTGAGGATTGGCGTTTCTCCCGGCGTACATGGATTTGTTCCGTAATGAATATTTGGGTCATACTTACGACCGATAGATTCAAACTGCCGCTTCAAGCTGCTACGGTTGAAGATGCCACGCTCTCCCGACTTGCTCTCGATAAGAGAACCCCACTCCCTCAGAAACTCTTCAGCTGAGGGCTTACTGTTGTACACGGCAGAGTTGTTGGCGAGGGCTCGTTGCGGGTTTGATACCCACCACTGCCCAGATTTGGCATCACGAAGGCTAATGTCGTTAAGGTCAGACAGAGAAATAAGAGCAGAGCGCCTAACCCCTCCGACGACAACCACTTGAGCAATTTTGCAAACAATGTCATGGCATTCCAGAGGCGTTAGATTGCGCCCAGCCGCGTTTCGGAAGATGTTGGTTGTGAAGTCGAACAACTCTTTCAAAGGCTCCGGCCCTGAAGCCCTGCCCCCAAAGGTCTTCAACTCAGCACCGGCAGGACGCACCTTGCTGTAGTCTACCTCCGGCACCTGACCAGCAATGAGAAGGTGGATGAGCTGTTTGAAAGCACCAGCCCAGCCGAGCTTGCTATCCTTAACTACGATTGTGGTCTCGGTTTCACAGAACACTTCAGCAACACGAGGCAGCTTGTTTACTGCACTTGCCTCAACTGAAAAACCTACCCCCGTACCACACATGAGGATGTAGAGGATTTCAGAGAAGGTGTTAAGCTCGTCAACAGCTACGAAGGCGCAGTTGAACCCTGCAACGTTGTCACGGTTGAGTGCTTCGCCTGCTGTCATAAGGCTGCGCATGGAAGGCATCACTTCCCGGTTGATGATGGCTTCACGGATCAGGCCCCTATACTTACCAAACCACTCGTCATCAAAGGGCGTGTGGGCAAAGCGGGTTTCAACCTGATTGTCCCAGAACTTGATGAGTCTGTCTACCGTCTCTTCCCAAGTTTCCCGCCGACCCTCCGAAGAGAGCCAGCGAGAATACCGAGAGGTTGCGATAAACTGAGAGTAGGGTGTCATTTCTTTCACTGGCAGTTCCTCAGCAGCGCAGCTCGCTGCTCAATATCCATAAGGTTTTTTGATCCACGGCTCCATTTGCCGCAGTTGTTACAGCTATACCGCTGGTAGATTCCGGCGGCAGTGTGAGCCTTGCCTTCAAGGCGAATATCGCTAGACCCACAAGTCGGGCAGACATGGCCACCAATTTCTTTGCCCATGAGAGTGGGGTGCTGGGGAATGTAAGGCTGTACGATTTCGTAGAGAAGGGGCAACAGCTTCACGTCCTGCTTGTTGTAGCGCATCATCTGTCGCTGACATTTCTTGTCATCATTCATGCACCCAATCCACAGGTCCATGCCAACATGCTTGACCTTAGCCCCAATGCCAAGGCTCTGACAAACGAAGTCAAGTTTGTTACTCGCAAAGCGAAACTTGCTTCTTACAGTACGGTAGAGGTCGATGCTGTAATAAGGAGAGGGTGGCTGGAAAGCATGCATGACAAACTCACGGTTGAGCGTAGGAATGTCAAATTTGTTTCCGTTGTAGGTGACAACAGCATCTGCCTCGTTCAGCAAGTTCCAAGCCTCGGACACCATCTCGAAGCTGTCATGACTCGGGTGGTCCCAAATAGCATGAAACGTGTTGCTTAAAGTCTTGCCGGTTTTTTGATCCACCATCTTAGCAGCAAAGCAAAGCGTGTAGCCGGGCTCTTTGATCTGGTTGATTCCAATGTTCTGGTTGAACAAGCCCCATGACATAACAAGGTGGGGTGCTGTTTCAATATCGAGGTACAAGATTTTCATTCGTCTTCCTCGTCGTCGTCCTGTTCGTCAAACTCTTTCATGTGTTTGTACATGAGGTAGTTCAACTCGTGTGTCATGGACATGTTGTCCGTGTAAGGGCTAAACCTACGGAGAGTCATGTGCTTCTCTTCTCCTTTCTCGTCCACAAACTGAATGGCGGCGTTGAAACCAAGAAGCCTTCCCTCTCTCTCGGCAGTTACAAGGCGCTCAAGTTCGTCGGCAACCTCGTGCAATACCTCCACTGGAGGAAACTCTTTCCGCTTTCGCTTATTTAGCAGCTCTTCGAAGTTAACGATGGACATCAGTGCAGCCCTCCAGCGGCATCCTTGTGAGAGAGCACTTCAACATTCAGTCGGTGGATGGCTTGGAACAGTTCATCAAACTCTTTACGTGGAATAGGAAGCATCTCGGTGTTAGCTACAAGCTGCTCGATTGGAACACCTGCCGTGATACCATCCATTACCTCGTTAATCTTGTCCGCAAGTTCATTGGTGGCTACAAACACGTTAATCAGTTCATTGGATACACTCATTCTACGACCTCCGGCAGTTCATTGCTGTCCATCATCAAAACACGAAACTTCTCGATTCGCTGAGACATCCGCCAACCATCAAGCCAACCAAGAGAAATCCAATCTTCCGTAAAGAATGGGGGGGCTTCGGTCTTACCAACGCTCTTAACCTTGATAAGGTATCCTGCTTCGACGGGGGCTTTCTTTATGTCCTCTATAACAACATGGTACTTAAACCCATTGCTGTAGATTACCCCTTCGTCTCCTATGGCGGGCACAGGTGGTGCAGTTTCCTCCATCATGTACATATCGACATCGTGTGGGATAGGCTCTAGCCTTCCAGCGTCACGGTCTCGAATCATTCCTACAGTTTTCTCAAACAGGTCTTCATGCAGGTCCAGTTCCACATGAAGGTCCAGGTCTAGTTCCAGCTGCTCTTCTTTACGCTCGTCCATCTTGCTTCTCCTTCGATGTCTTAAAATTGTGACACTCGGTACAGAGCCGTTGTATCCCTTCTCGTTCGCAGAGAAGGCGAAGGATGAACGGCCCGGCATCCTTCTCAATGTCTTTTAGGGAACCGCACGGTATGATGTGATCGGCAGTGATGTACTTTCTAGGGAACCACTGTCCGCAAGACTCACAGTGATACACCTTCCTGATGCGCTTCCCCCACTTGGCTGTGTCTTCCTCAGTGACAGGTCGTGAGCCCTCGTTGATCTTGGCGTAGATTGGTTTCCAACGCTGCGACATCTTTCGCAGGTTGCTTCTCACCCACCCACGAAACTGTGCTTCGGTGAAGGTTCCGTCGTTCCGAGTGCGTGGAACCTTTTTCCTAGCAGCCATAAATCTCCTTGTGTTTATCCCATGACCAGAGTTGACCATGCCTGCGCTGTATGTGGAGAAGCTGGCCTGCTAGGTTGAGCTTAGGCAAGGCGTCTTCATTGTATGCAGCGAGGTAGCTTGAGTAGATAGCATCGTACGCGGGCTCTATGTCTGTTTCCAATGGGATGAAGCGGGCTGCCTTGACAGGTCCAAACCCTTTAATGCCTTTGATGTTGTCCGTTGCATCACCTGTGAGAAGCTGCCTCAAGAAGAACACCTCAGCTTGGTGGGGTGAGACCTTGTACTTGATTGATTTGTTCCAGTCAACATGCAGTCCGGGGACGCCGTTCAGGTCTTTGTCAATGGAACAGATGATCGGTTCTTGACCCTCAGCCTTCAATCGTATTGTCTCGATACCAAGGAGGTCATCTGCTTCGATCCCAGTGGTCACTGCCCAAGCACGCTCAGTCCAATACTTCAGGGCCAAGTCGTAATAGACAGGCTTGGCTGCATCCTTGCGGTTGGCCTTGTACTCAGGGAACAAGGCTTGCCGGTAGTTCCCTTCACCAGACAGCACAATCTTGCTGTTGTCCGGGTTAGCCATTTCCATTACCATGTCGAAGATGTTGTTTGCCACCTTCGGGAATAGCCATTCGTCAAGAAGACTCAACTCCTTCTCATACTCAACATCGGCAGGCTTCATGTCGATGCTCTTCAGGTAGGTCTTGAAGTCTTCGTATGAAGGGTAGGTCACGCCTTCAAAGTGATATAAGTTCTTCTGCATGGCGAACGCGCTATGGTAAACCAACACGTCGCCATCAATCAGTGCTATCCTAGACATGGCTTGCGTCCTTCAGTGCAGTGAATGACCAAGGTGCTACGGCAGCCAGAATGCGACTAAGCTGTAGGGCAAACTCCTGTGCCTCAAGTTGAGCGCTGTGGTCGCTACGCTCCTTCCACACGCGGAAGAAAGCATACAAACTGCCCGTCCAATACCACTCTGTATACATAGACTGGGGCAAGATGGACCGTGCAATCTCAGGAGCCATGCCATATCCACCATCATCCTTAGCCTTAACGCACTCTTCGTATAGGTTGGAGGCACGGAATATGACATCAGCCCAACGGGCTTTTAGCATGGGCGGCATCGGCACAACCTCATCCGAAGAACCTTGCTTGACGTTCTCAGGTCGCTCACGGTATTCAGTGCGTGTTTCAAACTCGGGTGTATCCGAGACGTAGCGACGGCTTACTTCGTTCCAGACCAATCCAACCTGATGTTTGCCAAGCTGGCGGGCCAAGTAGATAGGGGCCTTGCAATGCAGGGTGATCTGAACGTGACCGAAAGGCGTCCAATGGTTGTTTCGTGCCAAATACT